ACGTCAAATAAGGCTTATTCGACTATTGGTCTCAAAAATGTAGAAAATGTAACCAAAATGTAGAAGCTAGAAGTGTTGGTATTCCTCACTAATAGTATGTTTTTCTACATTTCTACATTTTTATTTTTCAAATTGATGAGACGACTCCATAAATAAGAAATTTATATCTATATATGTAGAATGTGCTAAAACAGGGTATGAGAAGGAAGAAGAGCAAATATAAGCACGCAACAATAGGTAAGAAGAAGTATTACTTCTACAAAATAGTCTGGTTAGATCCGTGCGGAGATGCGGGCCATGCTGACATAGATGAGATGAAGAAGTTAAAACCAGCCATAATGATATCACAAGCTTATATCTTCGACAAAGATAAGAAACATGTATGGACGTTCTCTTCGTACGATTCTGAGTCTGCTGTGTTCTCTGATAGAAATTGTTTTCCTAGATCAATAATTCAAAAGATGGAGAAGATTACTAATTAGATTTTAGTTTCTTTTTAATTTCATTTTCATCAACACCATCAAGTATTGGAGAGTATTCGTCTATGATTTGTTTCATACGTTTCTCTAATTCTTCTGCTGATAAGTCTTCTAGTTTACCTGTTCTAATTATCTTCTGTTCGATGTATAGACCGGCTGCCTTACCACGAGCTACTTCTGCGTTCACAGCTGCTGACCATGCACCTTTCTTTAATGCTTCCTGTCTTATCTTACCAAGTTCTGCTATATGTCTGCCATAGTCTACTTCGTATTTCTTGTTGTATTCTTCTCTGATCTCACCAATGTATTTAACAACCAATGGATATGTTTTTGGTGATTGTAGTTCGGATGCGGTGATAGTTGCTCTGTCTTTGTTGTATCCAGCTTCGATAGCACACTCTGTCGGTGTCTTCCTGCCTTCGTTTGTTACAAGCAGTTGAGCAAATTTAATCTGCATTTCTGTAAGTTTCTTTGGTACTCCCATTATATCTTTAACTCCGTCATGTTATAGTTCTCTCCTAAAGTTCCTTTTATCCAAGAGTTGAAAGCAATACTAACTCTCGGTTCTTCCCCTTTGAGTCTAGTTGGTACAGAATGCACCATCGTTGATGGAAATATCAATACATCACCAGTCTTAACAGGCACAGTGTTGGTTATACAATTGAAAGGGTTGTAATCTTTTGGTTCAAATTTTAATAAGTCGTCTGTCTTTTTGTGAAAGGTAATACAATCTGTTTCATCTGCTTCCACATACAATACTCCTGACAAGTGTGAGTTCTGATGTGAATGCATGTGATGATTCTCTTCTTTATCTGTGTAGTTAAACCAAGACTGTGTTATGTATGGTTTTACTTTGTTCTTTGTTTGTATAATATTATCAAAATAGTCTTGTAGGTAAAATTCTAATAGTTTCTTAACACCTTTTAAATCTTTGTTGTCTAGCACATAATGATTTTTAGAGCTTTTGTTACCTTTGTTATTCTGCGTATCATAGTTGTACATAATGTTCCTCAGTTTATGGTTTGATTCTAACCCTAGTCTGTTCCTGTAAAGCGGTGTTGGAAATAACATCTGTATTTCTGTTTCACTCATATATTGACTATTAACGTAATTTAAAGTAAAAAACAAGTGTGATAGATATTAGAAAGAATTTTTTAGAAGAGAAGGACTTCATAGGTTTGAGAGGATTATTCATGAGCAATCTATTTCCCTGGTTCTTATCTGTTCACATATTCTACGAAAAGAATAATGTTAACTCTAATTTTTTTGATTGGATGAATCCATTATTGAATAAGATTAAACCCTTTTCAATAATTAGAATTAAGGCAAACTTGTTGACAAGAACAAGTAAGATAGTGGACTCTGGGATGCACACTGACTTTACTCTGCCAAACAATAAGGTAACAACAGGTATATACTACCTGGACGATAGTAATGGTTATACTAACTTTGAGAAAGGTGAGAAGATTAAAAGCGAGTCGAATAAATATGTTAGCTTTGATTCTAAATTAAAACATTGTGGCTCTACGTGCACAGACAAGGACTTTCGTATGGTTATCAATTTAAATTACATTGACAGTTAAAGTAACATGACGTACAAATTATAGGGACAATGGATGGGAGACTGGAAGTTGTCCCATATTATTATGCAAGGAAAGTTATTAAGACAGGTATTAGATAAATTAATGAAAGCTCCAATAGCACAGGAAGCAAGAGTTCAAGTTGTTTTACCTAACGGTGAGTTCTATGACGTTACAGGTTTACAATTATTAGAAAATAAGTTGTTGGGTGTAAGAGAGACACATCGTATTGCCATCACGATAGAAAAGGAAAGATGGAAGCTTGGACAGGTAGTTAAGAAAGTATAGGTTACGTTGAAACCTGAGAGAAAATTTTGGTTAGAAATTAAAAAAAGCACACCTGAAATTAAGTGGACAAGGATAGAAAATTTGGCAATTCCAGGCGTTCCTGACTTGCTTGGATACAATAAACACCAACAGTTTTTTACAGTTGAGTTGAAAGTAACACGAAGTAATAAAGTTAAGTTCTCACCACATCAAATTGCGTTCCATGTGGAACATCCACACAATAGTTTTATCTTAGTAAAGTCTCTCGTCTCTGGAGACCAGAAACTTTATGAGGGGAAGGTTATCAGACAGCTTGCCACTCGTGGCTTGTTGCTTGACGCTTGTTGCTCGGGGCTTGACGCTTGGCGCTTGATGCTTGCTCAGGTTGGTTCGAAAGCTTTGGCTTGACGCTTGATGCTCGAAGCGGGTAACCATTGTCTCTACACCACTGATCATGCATGACCTGAATGATTCGTTCGTATTTATTATGAGCAGCCATACATCTCTTCGCAATAGCTATCTAGATCTAAGTTGTCGATGAAGGGTTCGATCACGCGATCGCTGCCCCAATATCCTTCCACTTCTTTCGTATTCAGGTTTACCCATACCGTCGGGCCACCACCTGCTACCATAAGCTCGGCGCCCAGGTAACGCTTCTCCCTGTCCACGGTGTAACGTATGTCATAGACACCTTCCATCCAGTCGCTGGCCGTCTCCTGCCTGGGCTCTTCGTCTACTTCTCCAACGAACTCTTGGTCCGGGTTGGTGATCCCGTCCGCAATGTCCTTACACATGCGCCTGAGCTGCTCGCCACAGGTTTCACTCTTCTTTAATGCTGTCATCTTTCTCCTCCTCGTTAAATAGTTCTTCTAGTTGCTTCAGGACTGCTGGGTCCTGCAGCTTGTCGTAGTTGATGGCTTTGTCAAAGCCGAATGGATCTTTTTTATTCATATGTCCTCTCTTTCTGTTCCTATATTAACCTATATCACGCTGCCTGTCAAGCTTGCTGCTTGATGCTTTCGCCTGACGCTTGAGGCTTGCCGCTCGACGCTGCCTTTCTTTTTTTTTAATCCAATACCCGGCATCCATTCGAAGTGTCTTCTGAGCTGCCAGCTCTTTAAACGTTAATGTTGTCCATTTCATAATTTCCCTTTCTGTTATGGGCCCTTACCCAGGCCCTGTGGGTGGTCAAGTAGTTCGTTTGCAACTACCTTGCAGTGCCTCGCGTGCTTATCCTGCTTTCTGTACAGCTCGGCTTAGGTCCACTTGACCCCAGATCCTGCTACCAGCTTGCAAACTGTATCGTACACAAATAACAGGATCAGGGCTCAAGGGCGTAAGTGCGCGGAGGGTCCGGAGCTCGTCTGATTACCGGTTTCGCGGGTGATCAATCCCGTAAGCTACACCTCTGCTCTAGTGTTTATACCCACACTCCGAACGCCTTTGACCTGAAAGGACTAGGGCGACCTTATCTTAGACCGATACCCGAAGGTTCATCTTACGAGGTTTCCCTATTCCTAGCTCTATATAAACACTTGACAAAGTTTTGTCAATAGGATAAACCTACATTATTAATAATAAACAGAAAGGACAATATGTCAGCAAAAATAAGAATGAACACCGAATACAGAAACAAGTTATACAATCGTATAAGAGATGTATTCGAAAAAGAAGAAACGCAAGAACGACAAGCGTTCTTACAAGCAAGAGAGAACTTTGATGAAAGTCAAAAGACTACTTTTGAACTTGCAAGAAAAGTAGTCGAGAGGTCTTACCCTACTGAAGATGTAAATACTTTACGAGTATTTAAAAAGAAGTATGGCGACCCTTGTGATGTAGTTGCAAAAGATAAATGCTTTTATTTTTCACACAGCGAAGATGTTGATGATGAGGGCGAGAAAAAAGAAACTCAATCACACTTTGATTTTAGTTTGTATGGCAATCTCAATGGTAATGAATATGGTGGTGGAAATGATAGCGACCACTTTGCTCACGCATACTATCGAGAAGAACTCAAAGCCAATGGTTGCAACGCTGATATCGTAGCTCAACAAAATGGTAAAGATGATAACCCACATAAAACCAAACACATAGAAGCTAATAATAAGTTTCTAGGTAAAGGTCGTTATGATGATAACATTGGTCTGACTAAAAAGTTTGATGAGCAATTTCATCTTGATGTCATTGGAACTTCTCATTGTAGAAGTAGAGCAATAGCTTGTACTAAAAATGAATATGAGTTGTTTGAACAATGGCGAATGGCAAAAGCCAATGTTGTTTCCAAACACCAAACTTGGATTGATAGTATCACAAAGCAGACAGACCAATTAAAGATTGGCTTGAAAGCATATCGTTATTTGAGTGAGGGTATCGAACTTGCTACTGAACTTGGAATACAAGTTGAGGAAGCAGAATTGATTAGAACAAACTCTACTGGCTTGACGATTTACAATCCTAGTAATCTTGCGTCTATGATTAAAGGTATGAAGAATAAAAATCAAACAAGAGAGGATAAGATTAAGGCAAGACTACAATACGAAAAACAAAGTGTAAATTAACACTTGACAAATTAGGGGATATCCTATAATATCCCCTAATAAATAGAAAGGACTTATGACAGAGAGAAATCAAATAGAACAGAAAACAGACTTTGTTGTTTCTTGGTACGCAAAGAAATATAACAAAGTTATATTTAGAGTTGGCAATCTAAATAAAGAGGGTTGCAGAACTTGGGAAAGTAATGGCAAAAGGTATATGACTTTTTGGGACACAGTTATTGATAGATACACAACTTGTATTGACCCAATGATAACTTACAAACGAGGTTTAAATTGATTGAAATGTTTAATATAATATTTATGGAAAGCCCTATCGGGCTTTCTATAATCTTTGCAGTAGGACTTACATTTTTACTTTATGAAATTGTGAAGAATGATTGAATTTACTTTTATGATAACAATAATTTTACTTGTCTTAATAAGTGTGAGGGCTAAATGAAATACCCTTGTCAGGGTCCAATGTGTCATGAACGACCGACCAAGGACCGATATAATAAAAAGCTTAAAAGACTCAAAGGACGCAATGCATATCTCCCAAGTGATACTAGTCATAGCAATCCATTTAAAATATTCTGTACAACTGGTTGCCAGAATGAGTGGATAGCGGCTAATGTAGAAAACATTCTGGCTCAACGACCAATTACATTTAAAAAGGAACGAGAGCTGAGCGACCAGACATACCATATAACTGAGGGGGGTTGGGTTCAATCAGATGAGTACTTGACAAATGATTAGTAATAGGATACTATAGGACATATGGATATAATAATTATAAAGATAGGAATTGGTTTGGTAGTGTTAGGAACTCTGGGTTATATCATATCAGCAATTATGGTAAGACACTACGACAGAAAACTATTTCTATTAAATCAAAAACTACGAAAGGATGACAAATGGAGAAAAGAATCTACAAAAGAACAAATCCCTTTTCAGGACAATCAGAACTTTTAACAAATTCTGAGGCGATGTTACATGATGAGGTGAAACAATCAGAGGCCATGGAGCAATATGATAAGATGCAAAAAGCCCTGACTAAGTTTAGTAAGCTTAATCCTAAAGCATACATGACACTATTAGACTAACAAACTACAAACGAGCGGCGCCCTGCGGGCGCCACTCGTAGAGGTCCCAATACAATCTTAAATTATATATAAACAAAAATAGGGAATTCCTTTTTTATATAGAAGGGGTCCCAGACCCTACCCCTTTATCCCTTGTTTTGTATAAAGACAGCTGATAAATACTTATTAGGTTACAAAATTAATCCTAAAAAATTTTGCAGAAAATTATTTTGAAATGAAAATAGATTTAGAAAAGATAAAGAAGTTGCCCCCTGACGTAAGAAAAGAGTTCATGCGAACTTATCTTAAGTTTAGTCAAAAGAAAAAAGAGGGTCAGATACAGGGTGATTTTATGAAGTTTGTAAAACACTGTTGGCCTGATTTTATTGAAGGATCTCATCACAAGATTGTCGCTGAAAAATTTAATCAGATAGCAGAAGGCAAGATCAAGAGATTGATTATCAATATGCCACCAAGACATACGAAGTCTGAGTTTGCTAGCTTCTTGCTGCCCGCTTGGATGGTGGGTAGAAACCCGAAGCTAAAAATTATTCAATCAACTAACACTACAGAACTATCAGTTAGATTCGGTCGTAAAGCAAAGACGCTTCTCGACTCTCCAGAATATCAACAAGTCTTTACAACTAGACTCAAAGAAGACTCACAAGCTGCCGGTAAATGGGAAACACAACAAGGCGGTGAGTATTACGCAGCGGGTGTTG